AAAAACTGTAATGGAGAGTCAAAGTTTCCAGCGGGGGTTCTCGTACCAGCGAAGTTCGCAGGACCAGCAAAGTTTGCTGGGCCAACTCCGTCATATTTTCTTACCCCAGCAAAGTTCTGTACGCTGACAGATGGGTTCTTGCCACCACTAATATATGTCACTGAAAAGTTTGCGTTATATCCTCTGGTAAAAGATCTAGATCCAAGATAATTTGTAACACCAGCGAAATTTTGCGGAACTACTCTTGTTCCCGCGAAGGTCCTAACACCTGCATAGCTTCCTGTATAAGAAACGCTGTAATTGACGTTTGGTGATATAAAATTTGTTACAATTGTGCCTGCAAAACTGGCAGTATAATTTCTGCTTCCGCCAAAGTTATTTGCATAATAGGCAAGTACGGTATTTTCTCTTGTCCCAGCATACACCGCAGGACGGGTACCAGCATATTGAGCAGAATAGTTACGAGAACCAGCATAATCCGCAGAATAGTTTCTAGAACCACCGTATTGACCCACCACAGATGCATAGTTTCTGGAACCAGAATAATCAGCAGGACCGTAGTTTCTAGAACCAGCAAAATCTTGTGCAACTGTTCTGGATCCTGCATATTGAGCAGCATAGTTTCTAGAACCAGCGAAATCTTGTGCAACTGTTCTGTCTCCAGCATATTGAGCAGAATAGTTACGAGAACCATCATATTGTCCAACTACTGATGCATAGTTTCTGGAACCGCCATATTGTCCAACTACTGACGAATAGGTTCTTGAACCAGAATAAGCACCAGAATAATTCCTTGAACCAGAATAAGCAGAAGAGTAGTTTCTAGAACCAGCGAAATCTTGTTCAGATGTTCTGGATCCAGCATATGAAGCAGCATAGTTTCTTGAACCAGCGAAGTCCCCAGTATACTGTTGTTCTGATAAAGTGTTTCTTGTATCAAGTGCTGTACCGCGAGCGACCCAAGTACCAGTCTCTCCATTACCAGTAGGAGTTTGAGAGGAAGGTAGTAATAAATAATCGCCAACACCAGAATGTTTTCTGGCATACAAAACAGATTGTCGTAGAGAAATCTTTTGATCCGAGTCAGTAAACTCTTGAACTGCCATCGGAGAAGTAGATTTAATTTCTATAATATTATATGTTGGTGAAGAAGGTTCAACCGCTGTTTCCCTTCTCCAAATACTATAGGTATTTGCTGTTCCGTTTGTTAATGTATCAGAAAATACATCAGAGTCCCATTTTTTCCAGTCTCCACTAGGCGCAGAAGTTGCAACTCTGAAAGAAAGTCCTGGATATTCGTTAGAGTGTAGTTCCTCTGCTACTCTGGTTGACCATCGTAGGAAAGCAACATTGCTCATTTGGTGTAAGTTACCAGAACTGTCTGCTGCTATTGGAAGGTCGTTATAAGGAATGGCAGCAGAGTCATCTAACTGATATATTGTAGTTGTGGTAGAACCAGTAGACAAAGCACTAGCAGGATGAGTCCCTATTGCTTCGTTATAAAACGTATCAGTGAAACTACCAATGCTGGTAGAGGAAGTTGCATTAGCAGCAACAGAACCATTATATCGACTTGACTTATTGGCGAAAGATTCAACTACCTTTATACCTGCCTGATACCCAAACCATTCTTCAGAAGCAACAGAAATCCCCTGAAAGTCTCCAGAGTCGTTTTTCAGAGCCAATGGTATGGATTTGAAAAAGGCAGACATGATTAAGTTTCAGAAACTCGGCAATATAGTGTATATGTATGTATAGTTTCTGCGGTAGAGGTTAAAGTTTCGCCAGCAAATTGACTAGAAAAAGAACCTGTATATTGCCCTGTGAATTGAGTGTTATATACTCCAGAATATTGTCCTGTAAAGTTTTTTATCCTTTCGCCAGCAAAGTTTCCAGGCAGAGGTCCCAAGAATTCTCCTTCATAATTTCTGACCCCAGCATAAGAACCAGAATAGTTTCTGGAACCAGAATAAGCACTAGAATAGTTTCTAGAACCAGCGAATTGTTGTACAGCAGGTCTTTGTCCGGAAAAGGTTTGGTCTTTTTGTCTTGAACCAGCATATTGGGAGGTGTAATTTCTGGAACCGCCATATTGACCAACTACTGATGCATAGTTTCTGGAACCGCCATATTGTGCAGAATAAGTTCTTGAACCAGAATAATCAGCAGAATAGTTTCTAGAACCAGCGAAAGTTCCAGGAATCGTGACCAGTTCCTGTCGAGAACCTGCAAACGGGAATGGTCCGCCAGTGAACTGTGCAGATCTTGTTCCTGTGTACTGTAATACTCGGACTCCAGCAAACTGTTGGGGGTAGGCAGGGTTTGTTCTTTGTCCTGAAAATACATCAGGAACTGGTTCTAGGTCAAACACATTAACCGTTCTTTGCCCTGCGTATTGTTTAGGAGCAACACCGTCATATTTAACAACGGAGCTGCTGTAGTTTACAACTCTTTCTGGTTCAACTGGTGGTCCAACCACATCAAAACCAATAAAGTTCTGTGTATATCCTCTGGTAAAAGAATCTGTACCAGTAAAGTTCGTAGGTCCTACAGTCCTTGTCCCAGCAAAGGGGAATTGCCGACTTCCTGCGAATTGTCCTGTGAACTGTATAGATCTAGTTCCTTCAAACTGAGCAGAAATAAATTGAGTATTGGTGATGTCTCTAGTTCCTGTAAACTGTCGATCACCATTAAAGTTTCCTGGATTGGCTATCCAAGTCTGTCTACCACCAGTATATTGGAAGGTGTAATTTCTGGAACCGCCATATTGACCAACTACTGATGCATAGTTTCTGGAACCGCCATATTGCGCAGCATAGTTTCTTGAACCACTGTAAGCAGCAGAATAGTTTCTGGAACCAGAATATCCGATTGCCGAGATAAAAGTCCTTTGTCCAATAAATTGCGCAGGAATTTGCCTAACCCCTTCGTATTGAGAAGCATAGTTCCTTGATCCATCGTATTGTCCAACTACGGATGCGTAGTTTCTGGAACCGCCAAAAGAACTACTATAACCCCTCACTCCTGTGAAATTTACTGTCCTAACCCCAGAATAATCCGCAGAGAACGGGGCAACAGAAAATCCTGTATACTGCCCAGTAAAATTACCAGTATACTGCCCTGTGAATTGAGTTGTAAATGTACCCAAATACTGTAGAATTTGTGTGGTGTTTCTAGTATCCAACGCAACACCACGAGCAACCCAAGTACCAGTGTATCCTTGATCTGCTGGAGTTCCGTCAGAGTCAGAAAGTAAAAGATAATCGCCAAGACCAGAATTCTGCTCAGCATGACGCATAGCAAAATATGCAGAACGAATAGCATTGGTGTCAGACATTTCCTTAATGTGGTGTTGGTCAGAATCCTTTAACTGTAATGTATAAAAGGTTGGAGGAAAGAACACACCAGTAGTAGATCTTTTTCTGTATAGATTATACGCTGTTGAACCGTTAGTTAAAGTGTCTTCAAACACCGAGGACTTATAAGTTTCATAAGTTCCACCAGGAATATAAGAACTTAACCTAAAGCAACCTCCATCTTCGTTAGATAGAGCATTACCCAGTAGTCTCTTACCCCAGCGTAAAAATGAGTCCGAATCCATCTCATAAATGTCGCCGCTAGAGTCAGCAGCAACTGTTCGATACCACTCAGCAAAAGCATCTACAGAATCACCTTTATTTTGATAAAGAGTAGTTGTGGTAGAACCTGTAGAGAGAGAACTTCCAGGGTGAGTGCCAACTGCTTCGTTATAAAACGTATCAGTATAAGTGCCTATGGAGGAATTAGTTGCATCTGTAGAAAGGGCACCATAATATGCAGAATCTCCAACCGGAAATTCTGTTGGTATTAATAGAGAACCTTGTTGCCCATAATAACTTTCTTGCGAAGAAGGGATGGCATTCATGGCACCACCGCCTAATGAAGAAAGTGTTAGCGGTATAGATTTTACTAACGACATTATGAAACCTTAATTATGGGTTTAGCAACACAGAACTTCTATTGTATACGTTTGGTATCCTAGCATTTACCTCGTCAATAGCACCATGAACAGTGTTGGCAGAAATCTCGCTGGCGGTTATGCTTCCTGTGCCACTAGATGGAAGGGTGATGCTACCACCGACTGTCACATTACCACTATCAAATGTCATCGCAGTAACAATGCCCGATTTAATTAAAACGTTGCCTGAGCTGTTTGTTATAGAACCCCATTCCAAAGCGTTGTCTTTAAAGACAATACTGCCTCCATTAGCATCAAGATTTACATTACCTTCAGCATTCAGTATAATTTGATTAGCAATGACCTCAAAGTCATCTGAACCTGCAGTAATATTTTTTGCAGATGCATCGAATACTGCTTCAATCTCGTTGATTGCGCCAACAACCGTCTTTGCTTGTGTGGTTAGATCAGCACCAGAACCACCACCAGATCCGTGTAAGTCTGAATCGAGTTCGTTTAATGCATCTACCAGAGTTCCAGCAGTAAAATCGTCAAGACCACGAAGAGTTTTATTTCCTCCAGGACCAATTGCTGAATCAAGATAACTTAGATCTGAATCGACATTATCGCCATAGTAATTCAGGTCTTGAATTAACTGCTGAAAAGTGTCAGTAGTTTGAAAAAGTGGGTGTGCGATATCAAATGCCATTTTGCTTTCCTACCAATCCTTTTATAAGATCTTTGAGTTCTGAGATCTCGTCTTTAAGAGAAGCGACTTCGCTTTCTAGTTTCAATTTATTTTCTTTTTGTTCGATTGAAATCGCCTTGCGCCGTCGCGCAAGACGGATCTCCTCTTCATTGGTATTTATAACAGTTCCAGTAGCAAGGTTCTTGTATAAACTACTAGAACCTTCTACCTTTTTAAAATGCGCTTCAGACATTATATCAGAGCAACAGCGCGAATGTTACCTAACACTGGTGCTTGGCAAGTATTTGTCGATTTAAGCACAACCTTCAGTTGGAAAGAGGTGAAATCGGGAAGAGTACCTGTTTCCCCTCCGATAAGATATCGATATTCCGTGAAGGTAATGTTTTCATCATTATTCACCCAAGGTGAAGGCGCAGGATCGTTTTGAGCAGTTGCTAAAATCCAAGAATTCTTGTACATATCCTCGTCCGCTTCAGCACTTGTCCTATAGTATAGATCAAAACTTGATTCTGGAGGTCTATACATGTCTAAAAGAACTTTAATTCCGTTCGCTGCTTGTCCTAACTGCACGATCTTAGTTATGTGCTTGGAAGGAGTTGTTCCCAACGTTGGGTGAGACTCACGGATATAACCTTCAGGACGATTCTCAGATACTCCTGCTGCGTCTGAATCGGTCGGTTGATTGTCAATAACGTTATTCATAACGACCATACCGATACTTTGCGTATCAATTATAGGCGAAACGTCAGAAACATACCCAGAACTCACACCTCCTCGGAAAAGAGCACCACCAAAAGTCGACTTTTGATTAGTGGTCAACGTTGCGCTAACCACAATAGAAGGTGCTGAAAGAACAGAATCTTCTTGATTTTGATTGGCAACATATTTTGGTGTTTTAAAGAAATATGGCAAAGTATTTGGCATAGTTGTATTGGTATTGTCTATATTAAACCGTACATCAGCACCTTGTGTTTGCGAGATTTTAGAATGAGAAGTTCCGCTAACAAAGCTTGCGTTGTACACAATACCAGTGTTTTCAAATTCGTGATCTTGGAAATTCAACAATGCGCGGTCAATGAAAAATCCTCTATTACTTGCAACAGAATCGCTTCCAAAAGTTCCCACTGAGGTGAAGGCACTATCGAGAGAAATATAATATCCTGCTATATCTGGATTTATGACTTTGTTCGCGGAATCCATTATACTAGAACCAAACACACCGTTATACTTGGCCGCAGAATCTAGTCCTGTTATTGCTGCTAGGTCTCCCCAACCAAGTCCATGCCCAAGGTGGTCTACTCGCAATCTGTTAAGATTATCTGAGTCTACACGCAAACTCGAAGCATAGTTATGGATATGCCTTTCGAGCGGTTCATTATAAAAGTTTGCTCCACCTGTTTCTTTAAACTTCGCGGTGTAAATCCGATATGGCATGTCTTGATTTTGTTTTGGCGTCCAAGTAGAACCATTCTGAGAAAGGAATAATGAACCTTTCGATGGTTGTTTTGAAACCCTTTTAGAAGTAGAACCCAACACAAGATCATAGGTTGTCGCAACATATGCTTCGTACTTATCGCACTCTGCTAAAAGAACAAAGGCATATTCTTCTCCTGAGCGCAAAAATACTGGTTCTTCAAACTCAAAGGTTACTGGATGAGCAAGAACAGAGGCCAAAGTTTCAGTCTGTCCTGATATAGCAGTCCTAACAGCAGCAGCAGTTTTATACACTCTGTGTTGTTCGCTGATCACGTCTCTATCAGGAACACCACTACTTACTGTCCTTAGTTGCAATTGTAGTGGAACCTGAGTATCTGATACGCTAGGTGCGCTTCGAATAAACGTGTCAATTTTGGTTACAAAAACTCCAGGAACACCAGCACCACCGTCGACGGTGAATGTTTGTGCAAGGGGATCCCTTGGTCTCCAATCTTCGCTAACTCCAATAAGTTCTTCACTCTCAGTAACATACTCATCTTGAACAGTAACCACCCGAGTATGCGCAAAGGTTCTTTCTCTTAATGAAATTCTTCCCCATGCGCTATAAGAAGTTGATGCACGGGACAACGCTCCATCAGGGTTATACGTTGATATGTCTAAAAGTTTAACCTGATGCGTTCCACAACGGAACTTCCAACCCATTTCATTCAGCGCATTAACAGATTTTACCGAACCATATTGTTTTGCATACTTGCGAGAATTTGCAATCCACTGATTCCATTCTTGCTGAGTGTTGAATTGCGTAGAAAGGGGAATAGGAATCACAGAATTATTAGGAATCCAGAGTTCAAAGAACAATTCTCCATCGTTATCAGATATCAAAGTTCTTTCAGCATCGCTACCGAATGGGTGACTTTTCAAACTTACGTTTGTTTGCGCAACTCCTCTTCTGTGATCGCCAGCAGAAATAGAAGAGTTATACTCAGTTTCTGTTCTACTTCGAACCCACTGATTCATTTGTATTCCATTCATGTAACACCAGTAACGAGTGTTCGGGCGCATTCCTTGTGCCTTAGCAAAAATTCTTCTCTGCCTCATGAAAGGTACTGAAAGAATAGCAACAGTTCTGTCGCCAAGATCGCGAGTGAACGTTTGATCGCTGACAACCTTAGTTCTGACGCTCTGCGTGACTCGATATGTCTCTGTTCTAGTTCCAACTTGTACGTCTACCAAATCAAAAAAGTTGTCTCCGGTTTGTTCGTTATCACGACCAAGGGCAGTATTGCTAGAACCAAGGAGCGCACCAAAAAGTCCAGCAGGTCCAGTAGGTTCCGTTCTAGGGCGAGGAACCCAGCGAATAATAACAGAAGTTCTGGAATAAGTAAAAGTTCTTGGTACTAAAGGTTCACCAATTCGACGGATTATAGTACCGCCATTAATATGCTTGTCTGGCAACCTTCGAGTATCGAACCAAATATCTCTTGATGGGTTCAAACGGAGAATACCTTCTCCCATGAAGACGTTAAATGGGTTTACATTATAATATCCAAATTCTTCATAGTTTCCAGTAGATTTCCAAGAAATCATCTCATTTTTCATACTCGTGTCTAAAACGTTTATGTAGTCTAACATAAGGTTTTCACCTTTCTTGATTATGTTAGATTTTGTTACACCACGAGAAGAATATAGATTGGCAGAGTCATAATTAAACCCAATATTCTCTGCTTCTAACTTACAATGCATAGTGAAGTTACCCTCATCTAAAGATGAGGTAGCAAAAGACGCATCGTCTATAAAGCTGTTGTTAATAATTGAGGCAGTGAACGCATAACCTTTAGTGAAATCGTCTACAAAGAAACCAGTCTTGGAGCGGATATTACCGTCAGCATCAAGTTCTACGAGGTTAGATGCTTCCTGTTCAAGAGCAGTCAAAGAAACAGTTTCTTCAAGACGAGCAACTCTTCTCTCAATATCGTGTATGTCGTTCATTTTAAATCCACGATATTGTCGACGGTTCCAGGACAGGTCAGAAGAACTCTTAGTGTTTCCTCCAAGAGCAACATCAAACAGAACCATTTCTCCCTTTTTCTCTCCTGGAGGTACTGGTTGTAAAGATTCTTCTCCTTGGTTTACTGCAACCACTGGGCGAAAATCGCCGTCATATTTCAAAACCACATGGTCTAGTCGGTGATTATAAAATTGAACACCGTAGTTTATTTGATCGTCGTTTCTTGGCAACCTAAAACGATCTCCAGAAGTCATTTCACTAGAATTAGGGTCTAGTTTTGATCGGAAGTCTAGGTAGTTGTGTAATGGATATATTCGACCGCTTTTATTAGAAACATAATTCGGAATATCGCCGTAGTCAAACCAAGTAGAATCTTCTATGTCATAAGAATTAGCGGAGAAAAAGTCTCCGCCCGCTCCCCAAGTAAAGTATGCGACCTTGGCTCTTATATCTGTAACGGCAGCAGCAACCCCGTCTGGGATTAATTTTACAGGTCCGTAATAATTGTCTCTTTGCCCTGGATCAAAAGCGACTTGGTGCAGAACATTTGAACCAGCACTATCACTATCGTATGCTGCAATCAAAGAAATACCATCATACAATTCATTAGCAGTAATAGAAAAAGAATCAATAGTAAAGTCACTATCTGGCGAAGTACGAGAAAAATCGAACCAATTTTCTGAATATGTTTTAGACTTTGGTGATGGGTTATCAACGCTCACATAATAGAAAATTTCATAGTTAGCACCAACGCCAGTTAGAGAACTAATAGTAGCTGTGTTTCCAACTACTGATATTTTACCGTCAATATTCTCTACGGTATTGTTATCCTTTCTAATCGCGATCCATTGCGCCTCATCTGTAAAAGATTCGTCACCAGCAATTGTGATAGTCACTACACCACCAGGTGCCGATTTGCTCGTCTGTTCTTGAACAGTGAAATTATCCACACTGACTTGTTTGACCCTTCCTCCAGGGACTTCAAAAAGACTGGTATTCGTTTCTGGAGAAGTTACATAAGTCTGATTATCTTCCCTCAATGGTTTTACTGCTTTTGCAAAATCGGTAGAATCTCCGATAGCAAATACGTCTCTGAAATTATTCGCGCTAGACATTTGTATGTCGAAAAGGTGCATTCTGTATCGAGCACTGACATTTCCGGAACCTCTGTCGACAAGAGATTTCACTCTGGTATAACCAATAACAGACGAACCCGCATCAAATAGAGCAATTTTCTTTTGATTTGTTATTGCGTTCTCAAAATCAGTATCTAAGTTACCCAAAGAACTATCGCCTGAACTTAGGTTGTCAAAGGCAACGTAGTTTTTGTAAGAAACATTAATGTTTTGATCTGAGTCGGAAACAAAAGAAGTTGGTTTCGGTACAACTAAACTTTTTCCGACTTTATGCTCTAGGCGGAATCCATCTAAAAATGCTAGTGGACGCACCCCTAACTGTTCAGCAGGAATGTCATAAATCATTTGAGCACTGTCATCGCCTTCTCTAAATTCTATCTCAAAGTCGTTGACAATAAAGTTTCCATGAGTATCATGGTGGCGATGTGCTAGTCGTTTCTCAAATTGATTAAAATTGTCAGTTCCTTCTTTTATTTGTACGATTTTAGAAGCACGAACAGTTGCAAAAGACACAAAATCTTCTGCTACTGCAACCGCGTCTCTCGTAGACAAAGTCATCCGGATTCTATATCGATCAGCACCAGGAGCAGAGAGATTAGGTCTAGTTCCTTGATTGTCGTACAAAGCATCGTCATCAGCGGTAGTTACCACATCTTGCGTTACTTCAAACCCTACTTCTGCATCAACATAAGAACTGTATTTTGATATTGCTAGAGTTTGTTTAGGAACGTATACAAAGTGTCCTTGAACGTAAAATTCTGCTCTTTGTACAGAAAAGAGGACACCCTTTCCAGTAGAGTTTATCGCCGAACCGCTATGTTTTGTTCGAACAGTAAGACTATTACTAGCGTTTACTAACGTTTCTGCATCATCAAACGTTAAAGATTCGGTTTGAACGTTTGTGGAAACACTTTGTTGATTAGCAGAGACATACCTTCCATACAAGATATGAATCGTACTCTCACCCGCGTTATCGTCTTTCGCTTCTTGAATATAACTTATTTGAAACTTTAGTCCGTTCGTTCCTGTTTTTGATTCGCCTGTAAACTCTAACCCAATATAGTCGGCGGCATCAAGGGCAAAAGATGCGTCTGTGACGATAACATAATCAACGATGTCAGTTCCAGCACCAGATGATTTCGGAGATATAGCAGCACCATCCATGAAGATGTTGTTTGCCATTCTGGTGATTTGAGTTTGTAAAATAGTCTGTAACTGATTGAGTTCCCTCGCTTGGAGAGCACGTCCAGAATTGAATAGAACCTTATGGTATCCAGCACTATCTTTAAAATCGTCCCTATATGTATCAGAGAACGTTGTTGATGTAAACTGATTAGGCATTTCTTATTTCCTTAAAGGTCTATTACAATCTTAATGTCTTCTGTCTGTTCGTTATCTCTGGTAACTGGTGACCTGTTGTCTATGTAGATCACTTCTCCAGAGAAGTTGTTTACCTCAGCAGGGCGAAGAACGGGTTGCCCTCCAGCTGGGTTGGGGGTAACAGAAATACCACTACCTCCAGCACCAACAGAAACAGTGTCAGAATCTGTAAATGGTGTGAATCCAGTTTCTCTTGTTTGATGAACATACAAAATATCGTTCGCCTCGTCAAAATAATCTAGGACTGCTCTTGCGTTAGAAACACTACCTATAACAGTTTCATCACCAAGAATATTGGAATAATTCAACCCGCCAGCAACATATAATTTTTTAAGTGCATTAAGCGTAACATCGCTTGCAGCAGAATCTCCAGAAAACCCAGGATATTGTGCAGAATCTTTTAATGGGTTTTTAATAATTCCTATTTGACGGAAATCGTTAGTTACTTGGAAATCGTTATTTTCTGTTCCGTCTAAAGTTGTGTTAAACATTATAGCAGAAGAGTTTAAATCTTTTATGGGGTTTGCTCCCATACCAGAATCATTAGCAATAATTGCGCGCAGTTTTGCCCCAGTTCCGCCACCTCCAGATACAGTAATAGAAGCATCAAAATAATTTTTGCCGAAAGTAAACGTGCCTACGCTGTCGCCGTCAGTAGAGTCTGCCTTCATAATTACCTCATATATTGATCCGTTATGAATACGAGCAAATGCTTGCGCTGGAGTAACAGCAGAATCTAATTGAGCAGAATCGAACTTTGTTAACGTATTTCTAGAAATTGACGTAATGGTTATTGTCGGTTTAGAAGTAAAACCAGAACCACCGCTGTCTATTGCTATTCCGATGATTTGTCCTGGAATCGCATTGTTTTGTAATCCAAATTGTTGTCTACGAGAAACTGATAAATTATCGAAAGGAATATTTGTTTGAGAAGAATCTAACACCTTTTCAACAGGCATGTAAGCAGAAGTAATATATTTTCTAGATTCCGCTGCGCCAATATTGTACATGAACTTCCAGATATATCCATCGTCACCAGCAGAAAAGGGGTTTCCTGAAGTGTCTATTGGTTTATACAGAGATGCTCTAGGAATTGCTTGAGAGGTATACCCTTTTTGAAGGCAAACATAAACATTATCGTCGTCAGTAAGAACGTAATAGGGGTTTTGAATATCGCCAGAAGCAGAAATCGTTGTATTAGAATTATACTTATCGTCCCATGCTTCATAAAAGTTACCAGCAGTCCAACTGTGCCTTGGTACAACATAGGAAACGTCCGGAACCAATTTCATTGACTGAATAGATGCTTGAAAATCTTTAACGGAGCGATTGCTTGGAGTTGGCGCAGGTGGTTCTACGTCAGAATCCCATTCCTCTGATCTTCCAATCGCCAAATAAAATCTATCCGAGTCTTGCCCTGAATCTAATCCAACGTTTTGGGTGCTGTTATAGAGATCAGTTAATATATCTCTTTTTAGACTTTCAGTTATAGTAGCGGCCATTTCCTTTACCTATTATGCTAATGTGATGCCAGTATCTGTAATCAGATGCCAAGCAGAGTCTGACCAGATTAAAGAACAAGCAGCGTGTTGAGCGACTTGTATTGTTGTTCCACCCGCCAAATTTGCTGGGGTGATCGTAGCAGTACCAGTATTAATATTTACAAACTTTTTTTCGTCTCCTATCGTTACACCGTCTGGTAGGGTAACCGCAAAAGGCGTAGATGATTTGTTAAGAAAAGAAGTTGGAAGTTTAACGCTGGCAGTAGATCCTGTAGTTGTAATTGTTTCAGTAGTAAACACAAGTCTGCTGTCTACGTGAACGACACCGTTGTTGAGTGGATGAAGATGAAGGTCTACATCGCCTGAATCTCCCGTAACCCCAATGACAACTCCATAAGAAGAATCGCCGTTTTTAACTTCAAAATGATTAACTGCGTCTGGAGTACCATTAAAAGAAATAATTGGGTTATCGTTGCTATCGTGAATGTCGTCAGTAATGACGTCAACCAACGTTTTGTTGGTCAGGATATCTGTCGTGTCTTTTAATACAACGGTGCCAGTAGCATTAGGGAGAGTGATAGTTTTATTACTACCTGAAGTAGTTGCTGCAACTAATTTTGTATCGTATGTCCCATTTTCAAAAATAATCGAACCGTCAGAATCAAAACTGATGTTTGTGGTCGAAGAGACAGAATCCCCAAACAGCAGAAATAAAGACCGAAAATTTGTATTGATCTTATCTGCTGCCTGACGTAAAGTATCGCCAGTACCATCATTGGCAGTAGTACCGTTGTTTAAAATTTCTCTGGTTGCCATTTCCAAAATTTCCGTTTATTTGTATTGACTATTTATAAGGGTTTTATTCAAAATCAACTATATGTCGCCATTATATCCCAAAATAGGAGCAGAGTCGCCGTTACCGAGTCCATCACTATCAACAGAATGCAAATAACTGAAGTGCCAAACATCTTCGTCTATCAAATTGATTATATTAGATAGGTCAGCATAACTATCATCAAGAGTTCTAGCATTTATATCATCCGCGTCAGCGAGAGAACCATATTGCGTGTCCCAATTTGCAATTGTTCTTGGGTGGAACATATCGTTTGGTCTGGTTCTAATTCTATATCCATCCGGACCAGGAGCAATCTCAGTAACAGAAGAGGTTAGAAGTCCCTTTGTTTCTTGTTTTGTTGTTATATTAGTTGTTTGCACAATTACTACTGGTGGAGGCGGTTGGATAAGAGCAGGTGGAACCAACCCCAACCCCAAATCAAATACTGAAGTTATGTCTACCTTTCCTGCAAGGTACATACCTGCTGGGTGAATGAAAGACTTATATGCTCTTTGCCAAACATTAACGGAAAGTGGTGTAGATATCAGCAATCCATATAACTGGAAAAACCTATTGTCAGTTATTCTTTTATCCGTAACATCAGAACCAATTGCTGTGTTAGAAGTTTTTTCAGATTCAATTCTAAGTTTTTTTCCTTGATATAGCAAAGCGTTACTAGCAGCATAATTAAGAGAAACATCAGATGCATATGAAGTTGGGTTGCCTTCTGCATTAACTGCCCAAGAAGGAGTAGAGGTAGTTTTTAAAGAAACCTTTTTTTCAAAATAATTTAATTCGTAGTCTACACCTTCAACAATTTCTATGAATTCTCCGTCATCTTTTTGCAGAAAGACTGTGATTACTGCATCCGGAAATGTAAAAGAAAAGTTATTACCTGTTGTAACCCCACCACCAATATACTCTAGCGTTTCTAATCTGGGGTCGCCCACATTAAATACTCTGTCTCTCCCATATTCTACTTCAATATCTACTCCATAAAATATCCTAAAAAACTGTT